GAGAATGGCACGATACCACTCATCCACTAAACGTGGACGGAGGACAACACCTTCTCGAATCCGGCTGAGTATGAAAACTCTGGCAAGCACCGCTTTCCCAATCATCTTACTCTCGAACTCCGTGAAAGGTTTTCGAGTAATGTCAGATGAAAGGGAAGCGAACGCTCTCAACAACTGGTTGGGAAATAGAACAAAACCAAAGTCTAGTAAGTGAGTCCACACATCAAGCCATCCTCCGGGGTTACGGACGGCGCTAACAAGCAGCCGCCCGGACATTGCCGAAAGATCACCATGATGCGAAGAAACCACTCTCTTTGCGAACTCGAGTAATCCCGTCGTTGACTGAATAGTCTTCGACATATTAATGGGAACACCCAAGTATCGCATCAGCGACAGATATTCACTGGCTACGTCCTGACGGAGAATGACAATGTCGTCTCCTAACAGGGCGTAAAGTGGGTACCATCCCTTCCAACCTGCGCGGTACGCCGCCAACTGCACGATCACATGATGTGTGATGGCAAGCATAGCCCAGGAAGAAAGTGCACCTATAGGTTGCCCTACAGCGTACTTAATATTTCCGACCTTCGGGTGGAAGTACTGACGAGCTGTCAGCAACTTGCACCAAGCTTTCGCCCCGATCGGTCCAATCAAGATGGTTAAGATCTGCTGCTGCAATTTGACGGGTAATCTATCCGTCGCATTGGAGAGGTCAAAACTAAAGATTGGTATTCCAAGGCGGGCATAGTGAAGAAGGCTCTGAATAGGAGCCATCTGATCAAAAGTCCCGTCCTGTGGAATGTCCTTTAGAATGGCAAACAAGTACTGATGGAGAGGTTTCAGGGCCCATTGGGACCAGAAATCTACAACTCCAACAATACGACGTTTACCACCCCCATCTTTCGCTAGGACGGATAACCGTCCGAGCCGGAAGATGGATCCTCGAACCAGCATCAAGATTGCCACCGGTAGAATGAGGTGCGCCAGGAATAGAAGCCACACGGCTAATATCCACTGGCGAGACTTTAAGCACCAGACTACATACCACATCAACATGATGGGGGATGTAGCCCATGCAAAAGAGTCCTTCGCGCTACTCCAGGTGGACCATGGGTGATTTGGCCCAGATGACGTGCTCTCCCAAGGACTACAATGGCCCGCATAAGCGGACCATGCAGGGACCTGAAAGAGACGTAATACCGTCTGAAGCTCGGGAAAGGGTAATGTTTGAGAAATCCCCGTGAACGGTGTCACAATGCTGGAGAAATCTGGCATAGCACCTTTCCAATCCATCACGCGATACAGGCTGAATACCGTGTGTAACCCCCGAAACTGTAGTTTCCCGAAGGCAGTGCCTAGAGTACTAGGGCGCATGCCAACAGGGACAGCAGCGGGGAGGCCACATGGTGCCAAGCGGACCCTACATGCCGGGTTGGCTGTGTAAGGTGTCCGATTAGCCCATGCGATCAAAGCAAGGCGACACTCCTTAAGATAAAGGATGAAGAACGGAGTTCCGGACTTCTTCCAAATCGAAAGGAGGCGCTCCGCTAAGACCATCGATGGTCCAGCAGGAAGGCCGAGAAGTCGGACTAGCCGTAAAATAATTCGTAACCATTCGTCAGGTCGTACCCAACGAAAATCTACCTGCTTGGGTTTAAAAGACGTGAGTTTAATAAATACTCCCGCCTTCTCCAAGCTCCGTCGTACTTTCCAACGTCGCCACCAACGGGCGAACGAAAGGATTTCGACGTAGAGTTCCGATGTAACCTGACCACGCCAAAGCGTGGAAACGATATACACCGGTATCCCCAGTAGAACTAGGAAGCCAAGGCCTCCTAGGGTCACTACGAATTTCACGGCTTTCCACCATAGTGCCGATTGCGTTAAAATGAAGTTCATAGCTTTGGATTTCAAATTAGACGTAGTCGTAGGTTGCCACGTGCGCCTACCCGACTGTAACCGGTCGGGGTGCTAGCCCTCGGAACAGGGGATCGGCACTTCACTTCACCCAATGGATAGAACGCGCGTGGTAGAGCAGGAATCTTCACCTGGTAGTGCCTCACCTCCACAGTGCACCTGTTTTAACAATTACAGGACATATGGAGGCTGGGTTAGACCAAAGCCTCATGCTTTCGCAAGTATTTTAAAGGCTCCGGAGACCTGAGTGGGGCCATGCACTAGCTTTAGAACCATTGTTCGGGGTCCCAATTCAGCCGCCCTCAC